CTTGCAGCTTTTTGTGCAGGACTAATTTCGAGTGCTTGTTGGTTAGGAGAAGGCCCTTCCGTCAACATTCCTTTTTCTTCTGCAAGTTTGTCTAGTTTTATCTGCTCAAACTTACCATTAGCAAAGGTAGCTCCGGGCTTCAAAACAAGCCCATCACCTTCAAATCCTACATCATAAGGATTATCTACAACCATGTCTTGACCTTCATCTTCTGTAGGCACAGAAGTTTCAAGTCCCGGTTCAATGTGGGCGTGTTCTGAAGTTCCTTCAGGTACTTTAGTTTCTGTTATTCCAATAGGAAACTTATTAGCCCCAAATACAACATCTACTAGCTGACCAAATGCAGCAAGAACTTTAGTCTTTGTAACTTTTACAAATACTCTAGATTTTTCAGACTCTCTAAATCTAATATTCTTGCCATACATTCCACGATAATTGTGGTAGGCATTGAGCCATCTTTGCTCATCTAAGTCTCTTGCATTTTCAGCAGAAATAAATCTATCATTGATTAAACCTGCAAGATTATTACGCAGGTTTTCCTCAAGAGTTAAGTTTATCCCTTGCTCATTTTCTACTTCTTCAAAATAAAGAGAGTTAGATGTTAAGTTAGTTTCAGCCATTGTTAGCTAGGGGTCACACCAAGATGTTGAAACTCAACAATAAACGTAACCGTAGTAGCTGCTGTTGCCAAGTTAGTAGCAAGTGGCTTCAGTCGTATATGCAAAGTACGTGCAGCAGAGCTATATAGTGATGCTGATAGCGTCATAGCCTCTGACGTAGCTGGGCCACCACTCATGTTAGCAAACTTATTAGCTACGGCTGGTAAACCATTTTCAATAATGTAAAGCGGCGTATTAGCTGTAATTGTTACTGCACTACCACCATCATCTGCAATAGCTTTTTCATCAATAATCTGACCACCACCTGCGGCTGTACCTAAATCAAAATCAATATCATCACCTGAGTTACCAGCAGTAACTAAGTTACCATTAGCAACCATAATAAGATTTTTAATTGAGGTGTCAGCGGGTTGAGTAAAGCTAACATCATAAGTAGCAGCAGCCGTTACTGCAATAGTGCCTGTAGTAGTCGATGTAGCTGAAGTAATTACATTATCAGCAAGCTCTCTCACATCTCCTGTACGGGCTGAGTTACGCCCTGTATCTCTAATAGCAACAACTGGATTTGACATATTTGTCTCCTTTAATATCCAAATTCCGAATCAACGGGTGTATAAGCCTGTTCCATTCTCATATGTCTAAACTGATTAAAAATGTCATTAACCTTTGGTCTTGACATAATCAGATAACGCAAAGCATCATAAGCGTGATCAGGTGCGTGGGTATCCACATCTTCAGGGTTAGATTTATCTAATGGTAGACTTTGAAGTTCACGTATCAAGTTAGGACAGGTGTTAAATATTTGTATCTTTGGCCTTCCACTTGGTTGAACTCGCAAGTATTCATGTATCTGAATCTTACCCTGAATCCTATTTTTATCTGCTCGACGCAGCTTATGCCCTGCACGTTGAAGTGTCTCTCCAACCGTAGGGCCTGTTGTTCCTGTTCTATTCCACGCCGCTGTGTCTAAAACTCCCGGCACAGAAAAGGGATCTTGTAGCTCCATGTTTGTAATCATCTGAGCTAGATCAACACCTGTAAGTCCTTTGCGATATAGCTCTCTATAAATAATTAGTGTGCCATCAGTGGGATCAACACAGCCCCAAACACAAGAACTCTCAGAAGCATAACCATAGTCAATTCCTTTTAGTCTTTCCCAACCTACAGGTATTTCAAATGGTGTTATAACATGCTCCATTACATCAAACTCTGTAAAGGCAGCACCTTCTGTAATATCCCAGTTACCTTCTAGAAGTTGTCTTCGTTGTACTTCTGGCAAAGCTTTAAGCATTTGCTCATACCTACCATCTGTAGATAGGTATGGATTATCTTCTAGTCTAGCTGGTATAAAACGTCGTGTCAAACCATCTTCACCAGTAAAGCTCTCATTAGGCTCTGATGGGTTCACATAACGCTTCTTTACCCATGTTGCACCAGCACCACCGGGGTTAGCTGTACAACGCATGTATGGTGTAATCTCAGAGTCTGTAGTACGCAATCGTGATGCTAGGTAGTTCCAAGAAAACTCTGTTGACAGGTGAGTAATCTCATCAAAACCAATCCAACTATAGGCTTGACCCTGATACCTGTACACATCGGCATCTCGCTCCAAGAAGCCAAACTCTAGTTTAGCGCCACTAGGGAATGTCCAGATCTTTTCAACCTCTCTGAACTTGCATCCCGGAAAAGCCTTGGGGTATAACTCCCTAGACTTATCTATAAGTTCCCTGAGTTCAGGCATTGAGCGTCTTAGTATTAACGCCCTGTGAGCAGCCCTATGAGCGAATCTCAGGGGATCTACGAGCATAGCATAGGACTTACCACCCCCTGCTGCGCCACCGTACAATACGTCCGTTTCTGGGGCTGCTAGGAAGTCTGTCTGCGGCCCTTCATTAGGTGAAAAGATAACATCTCTTTCTGCTATCTCTTCTTGGACGTTAGTTGGTAATTCTCTTACGTCTGCTAGATCTACAACCTTTCCTTCATTAGTAGAAGTCCCGGCTGGTTCATCTAGTTTACTCTGAATACTTTTCTGTTTCTTCAGACTTGTTCTAACTGTAGCTAATTCTGATTGTAGCTTCTTCTCTTTCTTTTTCTTTTCCCTAAGAGAACGCTGTGCAGACATCTTAGCCTTAGTAGCTGAGTGATAGTTGTACTGCCTCTTAGGTGCATCAGGATCTATTAGTCCTGCTTCAATCTTTGCCTTCTTGACATAGTTACTAACTGTCTGATGAGATATTGTTGACTCTTCGGAATAGTTTTCAATAATCTCTTTGGCTTCTCTAAGACTTGCAATCTTTCCAGAAATAACATCATCAATCGTATTTTGTAGTAGTTTGATAGCTTCAGGGACTGCTACAAGCTTAGAACCATCCTCTGATAATTTATATCCAAAGGGTTTGGCTCCTCTTCGTACAGGCTTAGTCTTAGGAAACTTAATCTAGCTCACCTTCGATCTCAGTTACTTCTTTTGCAGGTAGAATAAATAAACTACCAGCATTAACATCTACATTGTGATTAACATCTAACCTATCTGTTTTAGATATACCTACCCTATCAAGGATAGTCTGTGCCGCCTGTAGCTTAGTGTTTACTTGAGGTATAGCTTCATCTGAAGTCATAACCTCCACTAGCTTAAAGGCAGCTTGGGGAGCAGACTGAGCAAGGATGTTTGAGGCTAAATCTATCACTTCTTGTTGCAAACTTTTTATGACTTGGGAGTGACTTCCTTCTGCATATCCTGCAAGCTCTGCTGCTAGTCTTGGATCACCTCCTGTAGATACTAAAGAATCCAAAAACTTCTGCTGCTTTTCAGTTAACACTCTATCCTTGTTAGGACGAGAATCTTTAGGTACAAATTGTGAAATATGTGACATAGTTATCTGAAATAAATACTAGTATAGGGTTGTATTAGAGTTTTGTCAAGCATTATTTTTGTTTTTTTTAACAAAAAAGACTTGACAACTCTGAAATCTGACTGTATAATATTGTACAATCTTCTCCAATCTAGTTAACTATATATATAAAATATAGTATAACTTATAGTAAACTAGTATTGTACATATTGTAAAGTGAGCGCAATATTGTGAATATTGTGCATATGGGGTGGTTAGCTTTACAATTGGAAAATAGTGTAAAATGTGTAAGATTGTATTACTACCCACCCTACCCGCCACGGCCACCTGCCCCGCCCGATGAGAATGATTCCTATTTGACAATATTTCTCAATTGCCAATGATTCTCAATAGCGATTGAGATTGTTTCTTATTTAAAATATTTTCCCATTTGACAATATTTCTCAATTGCGAATGATTCTCATTTAGACGATCTTCGTCACCTATTCCCAATTGGCAAAATATTTACAATATTGGTGAGGGTTTAGAATACTTGAGAATGCTAGGCTTTATTCTAAATATTCCCCCATTTTTCAGCTACCTACTGTATAAACATACAGCCCCTGAAAGGCTCTATTTTCCCATCTAAGCCACAAACTATTTTCTGATACTGGGCTATCCCTCCCCTTCAAAATCCAACACAGAGCAAAATAGAAAGCCTAAGCGTACTGTATGTTTGTACAGTTTCCCCTTAGTTTTCGCACTTGGCATGTTAGATGCATGGTAAAATTGGCATGGTTCTTGCAACGCTGGCGCGAACTCGCAAACTTTGGAAATACTCTGTAACACTTTGTTACAATAAACTTGTTTTATTTGTTGCAATGCCTACCCAATTGATTAATCTCTCCCCATCGCTTCAACGGCGATGCGGCCCAGTAGAAATGCACTGCCCGTCATCACCCGCGATGCGATTCAACCGTGCACATGCGGGTAGCATTGGCTCAAGTACTGGCGCGGTCTGAGTAGGGTAGATAAGTTTCTCGTTTTGATGATTCGCCAGAATTGTTGATTCGTAAAATAGCGAGGGCCGTTCACGCTAGTAACAAGATCCACGCCACTGGCATTTTTTGTCATGCGGAAAGTAGTGTTGGCTGGACTTGCGGGTTCAGTCAGAAGTAACACGGTGGATAGTGCTTAAACTTATCGAGAGCGCCCAGACTGCCTAGCAACTGACCAACATACAGCGCAACATGTAAAGATAGGATCTTTTTTCCTATGCCCGAGCCATCACGCGATTGGTGGCTAGACTATGAGAGTTAAAGCGTCTTCGATAGGCGACGTTTGCCGCGAGGTGACTCTTACTCTACTTTATCCAATATGACTAGGCCCAGATTTTTAGCGCTGCCCTAGTTTTGTTTCTGCTATCGGCTGGCGCTGATTTGCGGATTCCTTGGCGGGTAATGTTAGAGCGTGAAATAGTCGAAGCCCGAGCGTAGTGAACGACGCATGGGATGCGCCCTGAGTGCGCGGGTAGTAGAGGAAACTGCTACTTTTTACACTCAAACACAGATTACGCCATCCGAGCTAATGGCACGTTAAACCGTGCATATCATTTACCGAGATCACTTGCGAGACGAAAAGCTCGCAGAAAATTTATTTTTTTATAACCTAAGAATGGGGGTTAGCTATTGTGCTTTCCCCCTTTTTTTTGGTTTTCATTATGTCGCTAATTCTGGCGGCATAACCACAGACCAAAACGAGGGTATATAAAGTGATCAACACAAGTAAAAAACTATCTAACGCACTAAAGAGAATCAGCAAGGAAAACGTCGCAAGCGTATTACTTGATGCGGAAACATTTGCTGTATCTCAATTGCTGGAACATCGCAACACGTCACCACTAGCAACCATTGCAACGGCGCTGGGCAACATTGCTGGCAAGCCATATGGGTTATCGCCTAAGCAATACGTTGAGCATTACGAAGCAATCGGCCTAGTATGGGACAAGAAAAAGTCAGCATTCAGCATCGGCAAAGATGCTGATTTTGCTGATGTTCCCGTAGGTTACTGGGTAGGAATGGAACGCCCAGTTAATAATGAGTCTGATAGTGACAAGGCAACGAAGGCATTCGCACGGATTGCCAAGTCTGAACTGACTCTGACTCAGGCAGTGCAACTGCTAAAGAATGCATACAAAGCTGATCTGAAAGTAGCAGCGTAGCATCATACTCAGCCCATGAAATATGTGGGCTGGACTATGGTTCTATGGGCATGTAGCATTTTGAGTAATGCGTCAGGGTACAACCCGTCTTGATTAGATATTGTTGTACATATCAAAAAAGATGGCCTGAAGATGCGGGTTCGATCCCCGCCATGCCTCGCCTTTTCAATACCAGTAGTCCTCTCCTCTACTGGGAACCATCCTATGGGTACGATGCAAAACTGCCCTACAGTATTCGGTGGAGTATACAAGTGGTCAAAGTGATCAGACTGTAAATCTGACGGCTGTTGCCTTCGTGGGTTCGACTCCCACCTCCACCACCAATTAGTAGCAGGGCGGGACGAGTATGACTGTAAATCATATGCCTCTGGACTCCTAGACCGTTTGCCGTGGCTCTGGTGTGACTTGATGAATCACTACCCACGAACTGCTGCGCGTCTTAGTATGACGTTAAACTGCTACTCTTACGCTGGCGGGGAGTTGCAAATCTCCAATGGTATTGGGTCTATCGCCCTGAGCATGGCGTTAAACTGCTCATTTTTTGTTTAGTAAACTAGGATAAGTGTATGAATAAGGTGAATTTAAAAGTAGTAAAACAGCGTAAGGGCTGGACAGTGCTTAGAGTCTATCGGAACCGCCACACCGAAAGACTCACCTGCAATCATCTTCCTACAGAAGAGGAAGCGGTTGAGTTTTCTCGACTGTTTGCAAGCAACTATGAGAAGAGAGGTTTTGATGTGACTGTGCACAATCTGAGCAAAGAAGCATTTGAAGCAGTTAGCCAGAGAATTTTTAATAAAACTAGGGTAGGTGTATGAACAAAGTGAAGTTAAAAGTAGTGAAACAGCGTAAGGGCTGGACAGTAGTTAGAGACTATGGCAGTCATACCAACAGTCTTATGAGGCATGTCCCTACAGAAGAGGAAGCGGTAGAGTTTTCTCGACTGTTTGCAAGCAACTACAACAATAGAGGTCAAGATGTGACTGTGCATCTGAGCGCAGAAGGATATGAAGCAGCTAGACAGCAAATTTTGTTTAACTAACGAGGTAAGTGTATGAAACTACAGGGACTATCAGACAAGCAGATCAATGAGATTGGGTTGCGTTACTGGGCCAAAGCTAACAAAGCAAAGGGCACTATTGACGCAGACTATTTCATCAGGCAGGGTATGGCTTGCCAATTAGAACTGGAACGCAGAGCAGAGTGGAGAAAAATGAAGTAATGGATATTTATTGCAGATACTGTGGTGAGCCTTGGGATCACGATGAGTTGCATGAGATGGAATCACATACAGGTGAGGCTATATCATATTTGAAGGCAGCGGAGCGTTTCAAGGCGCTGGGTTGTAATGCTTTCAGTCCAGATACAGGCAGACTACGTGAGATAGCTGGGTTATCTTCAAAGCCTAAGCACTGCACGGTAGCCCCAATCTTACCAGATGAGATGCTACGGTACATTGCAGAATTACAGGATATATCACCTTATCCTGAAGAATGGCCTAGCCCTGATGATAGTGGATGCATGTTAGAAATAGTGGAGGAAATGTTTTAATGTCAGCTAAATGTATGGACTGTGGTGCAGATGCACAAGTGAAAGATGGGTCGATGCTGCTATGCATCAAATGTTATATGAAAGAAGCGAGGTTTAAACTCAGATGTTTACGAAACTCATGGTAATACTATCATCAATAATCATCGCCATTGTCCTGATGTGGTCAGGCATATGGTTAACGTGGGGCTATTACACAATGTATGTGCCGCTAGATGATGTCTTTGGATTCGTTGGCCCGATGCTTATCGTCGCTGGCTTTGGTGTACCACTAGCAGTCACATGGGAGGTGTAATGTTATTTCGAGAACTAGATCCAAGTGAGATCAAGAGCTTTCAAGATTGGGCATGGAATAACTACAAGCCGGGGGATGTCATTGATGGACTATGGCATCCAGTGATTCAGGCTGAGTGCGAGAAGATTAATTCAATTGAGACAACCATTGAAAGATTCCAAGCAGATAGAGCAATGATGGAGGATGAAGAATGAAATTACTTGATACAACAGGCGGCAACACCAAGCTAAAGAAAAGTGACAACAGCAGCCAAGAGTATAGGCTGGCAGGTCTATCTCTCATGCCTGATGACATACTCTGTCCCTATCGACACGTAGCAGGGTGTGCAGAGCCTTGCCTTGAGTCAGCAGGTATGGGTGCATTCTCAAATGTCCAAGCAGGTAGACAGCGCAAGACTGATTGGTGGCACAGTTCGCGTGAAATGTTCTTGGCTAAGTTACGCAAAGAGTTGACCAACTTTGAGAAACTTTGCAATCGTCAGGGTGTCAAGGCAGCAGTACGACTTAACGTATTGTCGGACATACCGTGGGAGAAGCATGGCATCCCACAGGAGTTCCCTAATATTTTCTTCTATGATTACACCAAGAATGCATCAAGGCTGGGCAAGACGCCACCTAACTATGAGTTGATGTACTCCTACAGTAACGAACCTGCATACCAGAAGCATGTCATCAAGGCACTGAAGTCTAATGTGCCTATGTCTGTAGTATTCCGAAATGGTATGCCTAAGTACTACAAGGGACGCAGGGTTATTGATGGTGATGCCTCAGACCTTGTGAATGTCAAGGCTGGCAAAGTTATTGTCGGATTAATTGCTAAGGCTAAGGCCAAGAAAGACAAAGGTAACTTTGTTGTAGATACAAACCTAATTGCAGTTGGATAGATTACAAACATCAGTATAGGTAACGAGGGCCTATGCTGATGATCAATACCCTCGCATCCTGAGTATGATGTCAAACTGCTCACACCTTAAACGAGGAAAAAACTATGGCTACTTATTACAAAGTGCAATCTGCTCCTGCTCCTACCACTGGAAGTTCACGCTGGAAGGGACTATTCTCTGGCATGAAGCAAGGTGATTGGTTTATTGTTCCTAAAGAACATGCAACCAGAGCAAGGGCATCGGCGCATAACTACTTTGGCAAAGGCGTGTACAAATCGTACAGCGTTGCTGATGGTGTATGCATTCAAGTAATCAAGGATATTAAATAATGAATATTCATAGAGGAAGAAAGGCAGTAATCAGTTGTAACTCAGAGAAGGGTTGGACTGATATTAAACTGTCCAAGAAGTCAGATCCTGTTCATCTTACCGATGAGCATTTACTGGCTATCGCAGAGAAGGTAAACGCTAGTAAGTCTCAGGTACGTGAGATGCTGCACTTGATTAACTTCAAGTACGGTACATCAGACCATGAGATCACTGTGTTCCATGAGGAAGGCAGCGACTTTGGTATCGCTGTTGAGTAGGACTCTCCTGCCACCTGAGTACGTGGATAAACTGCTCACCTTTAATTTGGAGATTGACATGGATAATATAGATTTATTTGTGGATCATTTTGTGATTCATTCTGAGAGTCGAGAGGCTCTCATAGTTAATGGCAGCAAGGAGCAATTTGAAAGTAGATTGCGTGAGCTTGTCCTGTCTGAAGTCAAAGATACTTTGATGGAACGTGTTAGACACTTTGAGAGACAGAGGGAGAAGCTTCCTAACGCTGGAATCGAAAGATATGATCGGCTCACTGATGCCCGTGATACTCTGAAAGATTTGCACGACGATCTGGAGTTCTGGGGAGAAGAGTACCATGATTATCAAGACCGCATGAGGGAGCAAGCATGAACGATACATTCTACAAAGCAATCAAGGCACAGAAGTATCTTGATGAGTTCTATCCTGATAGGCACTGGCCCGTAGGCTACATTGAGAAACCGTCTGATCACGTAATTAATATAGCTAACATGTACGGCACTGGTACTCCTATCACAAAGATAATGTCCGAACTTAATTTAACTAGGGATAGTGTAATGGCAGTCGTAAAGCGATGCAGGAGGTACTCAGAGAAATGAAACACTTTGTAACACACTGTTACAATTTAATTAACGTCAACCCTAACTTTGTATGCTATAATCTATTTAACATAGTGAGACATACAAACAAAACTATTTATTAAAACCAAGGAAAAACCATGAATACTAATGTATTTAATTTTGTTAACCACAATGTACATCCTCTTGATCAACTAGAAGCACCTGATATTGTTAATACTGTAATAGAAGCTAGACCTATGTTGTATACTAACACTAGTGGTTTTCATGCTACTGATCCTACACGTAGAGGTTTACATGTAGTAGGCACTAACGAACCACCCATCAATGTGGTTAAGCCTAGCTACAATTTCAAAGGCGCACAGTATGGTGATCTGTACAATGCTATGGTTAACATCTGCAAGGCGGCAGGTATCAACTGCAAGGGTGCTACTGTGTCCCATCAGATGTCTGCTGATGGTGCATTGGGTGCGATTACGATCACTCTTCCTGAGTATACCAT